GCCGAGCCTATCGCCCTCTGCCACTCCGAGGAAGGCGGCCAGGAGCCGGCATCCACCCCTCCCAAAGTTGACCCCAAGCAGCAGCCCGCCCCCGATGATAAGGGTGGCGATAGCTTGAAAGCCGTGGTCGACAGCATGACTGCGGAACAGAAAAGGGTTATGTACGGCTATATCGGCGCTGCTATGGCCAAAGATCCGCAGCCTGACGATCCCAAGCCCGACGGACCGGACGGCACCGTCAAACATTCTGACAATCCTGAAGGAGGAGACAACATCATGAAGCACAACGTTTTCGACAAGCCTGACGAGGCCCAGGGCTTTACCCTGAGCCACTCCGCCCAGATGGAGATTATCGCCAGTGCCAAGACGAAGAGCGTCGGCACTTTCCAGGGCGCTCTGAAGCTCTATGCCGAGCAGAACAGCGATACCCTTAAGCATGGCATCGACGACATTGAGGCCCTGTTCCCCGAGTACAAGGACCTGAAGACCGGCGCTCCTGAGCTCATCACCCGGGACCAGGGCTGGGTCGGCGTGGTCATGAGCAAGGTCCACAAGAGCCCTATCAGCCGTATCCGCACCAAGAACATGGACGCCCGCGGTGACGACATTCGGGCCCATGGTTACCAGAAGGGTAAGCGCAAGACTCCCTCCGGCAACATGAAGCTCATGAAGCGCACCACCGACCCCCAGACCATCTACATCCGGGATTCCATGCACCGGGACGACATCATCGACATCACCGATTTCGATGTGGTCAACTACCAGTACGGCGTCATGAAGATGGCCCTCAACGAGGAGATCGCCATTGCCATCATGATCGGTGACGGCCGTGACGAGGCCGACGAGCAGAAGATCTCCGAGGAGCACATCCGCTCCATCTGGAACGACGATGACCTCTACACTATCCACTATGACGTGGATATCGAGGCCGCCCGGAATGAGATCCAGGGCTCCCGCACCGACATGAACTTCGGCGAGAACTACATCTACGCCGAGGCCATCATCACCGCCGCCCTGTACTCCCGTGAGAAGTTCAAGGGCACCGGCACGCCCGATCTGTTCTGCACGCCGCATCTGGTCAACGTGATGCTGCTGGCGCGCGATATGAACGGCCGCCGCATCTACAACTCCAAGGCCGACCTGGCCGCTGCCCTGAACGTCGACAACATTTACACCGCCGAGCAGTTCGAGGGCCTGGCCCGCACCGACAAGGACAACGTCCAGCACAAGCTCCTGGGCCTCTTCGTCAACCTGGCCGACTACTCCGTCGGTTCCACCAAGGGCGGCGAGATCACCCGCTTCAACCAGTTCGACATCGACTTCAACCAGGAGAAGTACCTGATCGAGACCCGTCTGTCCGGCGCTCTGCACCGGCTGTGGTCTGCCATCGCCCTGGAGGAGCCCGTGAAGCCTGCTTCTGGCGCGGCCGCCTAAGGGAGAAAGTTCAAAATGGCAAAATTTTATGGACCGGTAGGCTATGCTGATACGGTTGAGACAGCGCCCGGCGTTCACGAGGAAAAGATCACCGAACGGATGTATAGCGGTGACCTGCTTCGGAACACCGGGCTTCTTCAATCTGCCGAAACGCTCAACGACAACGTCAACGTTGCAAATGAGATCAGCATAGTCGCCGATCCATTTGCCTATCAGAACTTCTACCGGATGCGCTATGTCGGGTTTATGGGCACGAGATGGAAAGTGACCAAAGTGGAAGTACAGTATCCGAGGCTGATCTTGACGATTGGGGGTGTCTACAACGGAAAGAAGAATCGAACTTCACGAAAATCTGTGTAACATCCTCGATTGTCCTGACAGAGGCGATGAATGCCGGGCCTATTTCCAGCCCCCTGCTGATGTGGAGATGGAATATGACTGCATCGTCTATGAGCGGAAGCTCATGAAACCAACGTTTGCCAACAATCAGCCTTATTTGCTGCACGACTGCTATCAGGTGACTCTCATTTATAGGAACCCTGACAGTGACCTGCCCAAAAAAGTTGCGCTGCTGCCGATGTGCGTTCACGAACGCCATTTTACAGCGGACAACCTGCACCATGACGTGTTCACCCTATACTTCTAACCTTATAAAGGAGGAAATCGACAATGAGTAGAATGAAATGGGACCAGATCGGCGAGCGCCTGTTTGAGACTGGCCTGGATCACGGCGTCCTGTTCCCCATGGGCAACAACGGCAAGTATGCCAAGGGTGTGCCCTGGAACGGTCTGTCTGCTGTCAACGAGACCCCCTCCGGCGGCGAGCCCAACGCCGTCTGGGCCGACAACATCAAGTACCTCAACCTGATGTCCGCCGAGGACTTCGGCGCCACCGTGGAGGCCTACACCTATCCCCCCGAGTTCGAGGAGTGCGACGGCTCCGCCGAGGTCGCCCCGGGCGTGACCATCGGCCAGCAGAACCGCAAGATGTTCGGCCTGTCCTACCGCACCCTGATCGGCAACGATGTGGTCGGCCAGAACTACGGCTATAAGCTCCATCTGGTTTACGGGGCCCAGGCGTCTCCCTCCGAGAAGAACCGCCAGACTGTCAACGACAGCCCCGAGGCTACCGCCATGAGCTGGTCTCTGACCACCACTCCCGTGGACGTCCCCGGCTACAAGGCCACCGCCCACATGACCATCGACTCCACCAAGACCGACAAGGCCAAGCTGGCCGCTTTCGAGGACATCATCTACGGTAAGGATGCTGATGGCGATAACGCCGCCGTTGAGTCCCGGCTGCCGATGCCCGAGGAGGTCATCGCGTTCTTCAAGGAAGTCCCGCCCGCCGGCTGATTTCCCGCGCAACATCCGTATCCTGCGAAGCGGGGCTCTCTTCACCGAGGGCTCCGCTTTCTTTAATTTTTGAAAGGAGAATCTCCCAATGCTGAAAAAGACCTTTAAGTTTGTCGACTACAACGGCAATCCCCGCACCGAGGATCACTACTTCAATCTGACCCAGGCCGAGGTGACCGAGCTGGAGCTCTCTGTGGACGGCGGCCTCACCGCGATGATTAACCGTGTCGTCCAGGCGCAGAACGGCCGGCAGATCATCGACACGATGAAGGACATCATCCTCAAGTCCTACGGCGTGAAGTCCCCCGATGGCCGCCGGTTCATCAAGAACCAGGAGGTCCGCGACGCCTTTGTTCAGACGGAGGCGTACAGCCAGTTGTTTATGGAGCTGGCCACCAACGCCCAGGCCGCCAGCGATTTCGTCGCCGGCATCATCCCGGCCAAGACGGATGAGGAGCCCAGTGCTGAGACTCCTGCCCTCCCCGACAGTTCTGACACGCTGTCTCCGGCCTGACCCCTATTAAAGGAGACCGGAAATGCTGGAAATCACGATTCCTGAAACCGAGCTGTTTGACGGCGTCGAAAATTTCATCCATGTAAAAGAGCAGACGCTTCGATTGGAGCATTCGCTGGTCTCACTTTCAAAATGGGAGTCGAAATGGCACAAGCCGTTTTTGTCAAAGAAGAGGAGAACGATGGAGGAGTCCATTGACTACGTCCGGTGCATGACCTTGACGCAGAATGTGGATTCCTCTGTTTATAAGGCAATTACCCCAGCTATTTTGCGGGAGGTAGAAGCCTATATCGACGCTTCCATGACGGCTACCACCTTTCACAACATGAAGAAGAGTACGGCCAGCGAACCGAGAGTAACTGCTGAAATCATCTACTACTGGATGATTTGTCACGGCATTCCTTTTGAGTGCCAGAAGTGGCATTTGAACCGGCTGCTCACGCTTATCAACGTCTGCAACGCAAAGAGCCAGAAGCCGCAGAAGATTCCCAAGGCGGAGCAGATCGCCTACAACAAGAGACTCAATGCGGCGAACAAGAGAAAATGGAACACGAGAGGGTGATGCTATGTCCGAGAAGACGATTTGGGAGTATCTGAAAGCACAGGGGCTTACCGATGCCGGCGTTGCTGGTTTGATGGGTAATCTCTACGCCGAGAGTGGGCTTCGCCCGAACAATCTTCAGAACAGCTACGAGGGTAAGTTGGGGATGGCCGACGCCGAGTATACCGAGATGGTCGACCGAGGCACCTATGCCAATTTCGGAAATGACCGGGCGGGCTATGGTCTCGCTCAATGGACATATCCCAGCCGAAAGGCTGCTCTGTTGGCTTACGCCAAGGCCGTAGGGAAGAGTATCGGCGACCTGGAAATGCAGCTTGGTTTTCTGATGCAGGAACTTTCCGCTGGTTACAAGACTGTGCTGAATATTCTGAGAACAACTGTCAGCGTCCGAGAGGCATCCGACATCGTTCTCCTCCAGTTCGAGCGTCCCGCGGACCAGAGCGAGGCAAGGCAGAAGCAGCGGGCTGAATATGGCCAGAAGTATTTCGACAAGTATGCAAAGAAAGGAGACGGCATTATGGGATTCACCAATAGTTCCCTGGCTACGGTCAGGATGATTTCCCCGAACCGGACGCCAAATCGAAACCACGTTATCGACACCATCACCATCCACTGCTTTGTTGGGCAGGTGACTGCGAAGCGCGGGTGCGAGGTGTTCCAGCCCAGCAGCAGGAAAGCCTCCTGCAACTATGTTGTTGGGTATGACGGCTCTATTGGTCTGGGCGTCGAGGAGAAGGATCGTTCCTGGTGCTCAGGTGGCACCGACAAAAAGGGTAACCCCATCCGGGTAAACGGCATCTCCGGTTCGTCCAACGACTATCAGGCCGTGACCATCGAGGTGGCCAGCGATACCAAGCATCCCTACACCATCACTGATAAGGCTATGGCGGCCTTGATTGAGCTGTGCGCCGACATCTGCCGACGAAACGGCATCAAACAGCTTCTGTGGAAAGGTGATAAGAAGCTGGTTGGTAAGGTGGCTCAGCAGAATCTTACGGTTCACCGCTGGTTCGCCAATAAAGCCTGTCCCGGCGACTACATCTACGAGTGCCTGGGCGACATCGCCGCCAAGGTGAACGCCAAATTGGGCGTCAGCTCCGCTCCTTCAACCCCTGCTATTTCCGAGAGCAAGGTTCCGTATAAGGTTCGTATCACCGCTACGGATCTTCGCATTCGGAAAGGCCCGGGCACCAACACGGCTATCGTTCAGAAGGCTATTGCCCCCGGTGTCTACACTATCGTGTCTGAGGCTACGGGCGAGGGCGCGACAAAGTGGGGCAAGTTGAAATCCGGCGTTGGCTGGGTTTCTTTGGACTTCTGCAAAAAGCTGTAACAGGAGGGCACATGATTACATTCAGACAAAAGGGCGACTTCTCCAAGCTGACCCGATTTTTGGAGAGAGCCAAAGAAGCTGTTCACCTCGGCGATCTTGATAAGTACGGCCGAGCTGGAGTGGCCGCCCTTGCGTCTGCGACGCCTGTTGACTCCGGCGAGACAGCCAGTTCGTGGTACTACGAGATCACCAACAAGAATGGTTCGGCAGTTATCTCATTTCGCAACTCCAATGTTCAAAATGGAGTCCCAATCGCCATCATTCTCCAGTACGGACATGGCACAGGGACTGGGGGCTGGGTACAGGGAAGAGATTACATCAACCCTGCTATCCAGCCTATTTTTGACCAAATCGCAAATAACGCATGGAAGGAGGTCACGAAGCTATGAGCACAACAATCGACGAGAGAGTCGTAGAGATGCGATTTGACAATCGCCAGTTTGAGCAAAATGTTCAGACCAGCTTGTCAACACTCGACAAACTCAAACAGGGTTTGGATCTGGACGGTGCTGCTAAGGGCCTGGAGGGTCTTGGCCCCGCCGCTAAGAAGTGTGACCTGTCGACTCTTAGCAATTCCGTCGAGACCGTTCGCGCGAAATTCTCGGCGCTTGAAGTCATGGCTATGACCGCTCTTTCCAACATCACCAATTCCGCAGTCAATGCGGGAAAGCGAATGATCTCTTCGTTCACAGTTGAACCGATTTCCACTGGCTTTAACGAATATGAACTGAAGATGGGCTCCATCCAGACCATCATGGCCAGTACCGGCGAGAGCCTGGATAAGGTCAATCAGAAGTTGGACGAGCTTAATACCTACTCTGACCGAACGATTTACTCGTTTGCGGACATGACCTCCAATATCGGAAAGTTCACCAACGCGGGTGTTAAGCTGGATGATGCCGTGGCAGCTATCCAGGGCGTTAGTAACGTGGCTGCTGTCTCCGGGGCAAACGCTAATGAGGCCTCCCGAGCCATGTATAACTTTGCCCAAGCCCTTTCGGCAGGCTACGTCAAGCTGA